GTGTTAGGAGATGGTCAGTGTGTTACAGGACGCATAAAGGGGAGCTTCGCTCCCCACCTGAACTTGTTGGCTGACATATTATAACAGCACGTGTGAAAGCACGACTATAAGATACAACTATTAGCTTACTTAGTGTCGAAGGGCACGCGACCACACCCCTCCCCACCGGCTTTACTGTACGGGGGAGGGGAAAGGGTTTGTGTGTAGTGCAGGACTGTAATTGCTTTCAGCCCAACGTTCTTTTAAACGTTTGCATGTGTATTCAAATGAAGTATTTATGTTTTCAGTGCAGTATAGGAATGGCTTGTTATTCGTGTCCATTGTTGTGTCCTTTATGTAATTATTTGGGTTGTTAAAAAAGGGCACACGCAATTAAGCGCATGCCCTATAATACATTAAGCAGTAGCTAAAGCCGGTACCGCATATCTCAAGCTAAAGAAGCTATTCATGTGCAATGAACGCTCTTTAATAGCGTCGAATTGTGCTTGTAATTCAGCACTGATAGGCAAGCGTGATTCAGTCATGTAACGATAGTCATTATTGACACGTTGACGTTCATCACGAAATGCTTTAAGCTCTGGGAACTTGACCAACTTACGTTTGAGCACAACTTCACCTGTCTCCACATCAACACCCTTGATAATATCATAATAATTCTCATTAAGATACACCACGGTACCATTAGCTAAAGTCAAGTTATACTTGCCTTGCATCTTCATTTGCTTGGTGAGTAGTTCAAACTCAATAACAAGCTCCTGATTGGCTGCGATAGAAGGATTACGTACATCAACAGAATTGTACGTATCATCTTTGAATTGTTCAAGCTTAGTTGCGATTGCTGTAGCTTGGTCGAGGGTTAATTTGCTGTCCATACTATACTCCTATAAGGTAAACTTTAAACAGTAATAGGCGTTCTTGTGGAACACTAACCTATCACCATTCTAAACGAGATTGCTATTCTTCTATGGTCATGTTTGATACCACACATTGTGTGTGTCGCTTGTACGATTACGATGCTATTACTCCCCACATCCTCACCTGAGACTTGCTCACAATTGGTACCATTACCACTAATTATATCTATCACACCAAAAACAAATTTAGTGGTACCAAATATTTATTATTTATTTGTTATATTTGTGGCAGTAAGTACGTGCTTGGCAGTACATCAGGTATCTCATTGTCAGTAATTACTGCAAAAGCAGCTTCTAATAAACTCAATCCATTATCAGCATGATAACAATTCCCATGACGTGCATAGGTATCGCAAGTACATACCCTGTGGTCAAGGTTATCAGTAATCGTAACAGTATTACTGACCTTACTATTGCCTTTAGCTTTGTAGGTTATGCTTATGCTCTTGAGTGCTTTGTTGTACTTGATGACGTACTGTAACGTAGGTTTAGGTATCTCATCATCTTCGGGTTTAAGATAGTAGCTGTTCATAGTCGGTACCCTTGAGTAATTGTTCAACAACAGACAATGGCAAGCCAATATCATTAGCATTGGAACAGATTACGGACATGTAGATTGCGGAACATGCCTTATCGTAAGCATCGCTATCCTTGTCCACAACAAACTCTTTATATGCTGATTTTGCATTCTCTTTGCTGTATTTGTACAGCTTGTCAGCAAGTTCAATTACAGATGTTACCATTGGGCACCTTCTTCCGCGAACAGCAATGAGTAATCATCGCATTGTTGTTTAATGAATAGCTCTTGAATCTCAACATGTAGCTTGACCTTATCCCATTCTTGTTTAAGGTACCTCTTATTGTTGAACTCAACAAAATGATCACGAGCACTATCCTCAGCACCGAACAGGTCGGCGTGTTGCAATGCTTCAATAAGCACACCTTGAGGATAAATAGAACAAATATCATCCCATGTCATAGCAGGATTTGCTTCGATATGAGATACAACTAAGTCATAGAGCTGTTCAAGCTCATGAATGTTATTGACAGTAGGCATAAATACTCCTAATTAAATGTTTTATAGTACAGGCACGAGATATACTCGAAACAAACCTATACTAAACCAAATTGCTATTCTTCTATGGATACTACTCTTATCTCTCCGATACCGGAATACCCGGTAGAAACTCTCAGACCAACCGCAGGACACTTCCGTGTTGAAGTACGTGGTGAACGTAAAACTAAATCAGGCATGGTAGTGGGTGATGCCTTTGTTACTAATCATTGTCAGGGTACCATCGTTGCTATTGATCCATTCATAGACACACTTGATTGGGTACCACTTCCAATTAAAGAACTATGTGTTGGTGATAAGATTATGTTCTTACCCAACAACAAGGTCGATATACCCCAAGAAGGGCATGAACTTAATAAACAAATCATGGTACCTTGCACTGCAATCATAGGTGTATATGATACAGCTAAAAGTAAAGTCTAAGCAGTACCACGGTGATTACTACATAGCCAAGATATATGAAACCGAACGTGAGTGTAGGGCATTCGACTGTACTGTTGTCGATTACAAAGACCCTGCAATTAAAAAGGGTGACTATGTGAAGAGTATAGAAGGGTTATTGGTACCGGTTTTAAAAGTGGTTGAGATTAATTCAAAGGGGAAGTATAACAAGTTCGTGTACTTCCCTAAGCTCAGGTTCAATACCAAGAGCAAAGTGTTCAGTTACAACATTGACTTTGTATCTCAAGCACGGTACAGATTGACGGAGAGCGAGCGATTGTTTGCAGGGCATATCAATAGTGGCTTGAACATGTTTGATGCAGCCATGAAGACGTGGCAAGGCAAAAAGCACAGTTATTACGTTGTGGCAATCAAACGTCTATTCAAAGATGCTGAATTCACAGAATATCTATTTTCAATTATGAGTAAATCATTACGAGAAGAACTCGAAGAACGTGGTATTAATAAGGGTACCATAGCAGATGAGATTGCAAGTGCAATTACACAGAAGGATAGTGAAGGCAATCCAATAAGGGTACCACAGAATGTGAGATTGTGGGCATTGGGTAAGGCAAGTGACTTGCTTGAGCGTGGTGGTCAGCAAGGTGGTAATATTACGAACAATGTGCTTGTGGTAAGTCCTGACGCTATACGTGAGCAGATGCAGTCTAAACTGACTCCCATGCGTAACGACCATCAGGTGGACGTTTCTGCTTCAAGTAATCTTCTTTTGGAGGCATCGGTACCTGCTTCTGAGTCTTATGAATAGACTTGGTTTCAAGCTTCAATGACGAGCAAGCAATGGACGGACTATCAGCATAGTCATCGTGGTCAGAACTACCAAGTGTCTGCAATTGAGTGATACACTTATTCCAAAGTGGTACCGCTGAATTCGTTACAACATGTTCATACTTTTGGACAATAGAACCCATTACTGACCTGATGCGCTCTTCTTTGTTCCCTTGACTGAACTGCTCTTCATAATGCACCATTCCATCGGTACCTAATACTCGAACTCTCTTCTCACGCATATTCTTTCTCACCTCCCTTGCAATGGTACCCTGTTGACCATTGACCTCTATTCTAACCCTTTGAATGGGGTACTTAGCACATAAGCGTTCTACTGCATCAGCAATACCCGGCTTGAGTCCTTGAGTCACTTGCAGTACCTCATCATAGATACCATACTTACCTCCTTCAATGTGCATGAACAGTGGCAGTACCTTGTCAATCAAGCTATTGCTACCGGGTACCACAGCAACCCATTTGCATAATCCAACGACACTCAGCACAGTATCATCAGACTTAGCACTTTCACCGGAGGCAACATCAATACCTAATGTAAACGTAGGTCGTCCTGTCCATGTCATACCTTCGTGAAAGAATGATAGTGTGTAAACAGGTTCGAATGTAATTGGATCCTTTACCCATTTAACTGTCAAGGGTACCTTTAAAAACTTAGAGTCAGGGAATGTTGCTTCTTCCGGTGGTTCGGTTACGTTGATGTACTCCTGATAGAAGTACCGGAGCTTCTTATTCTCGTATGATTGCTTGTATATCGAGAGGATATAGTAGAGCGTGTGCCTTTCACCCCATGACAGCGTTGTGTACGTCTTTTGCAGTGTAGCGCACATGTCAGGTGTAGGTAATATCACTTCATCGGCAGTAATCGTGCAATGACCAAGTGCATCACTTAACTCGTGCATGCTTATCACCGGAATAACCATACCAAACCAACTATCACTTTTCTTCATTTTAGTGATAACAGTATCCAAGTGAACCAAGGTACCAAGCCATGCTATTTTACCACGCATAGAGTCAGCACTATTGACAAGCTCCGCATAGAACCAGTAATCAAGCTTTGCCCTGTTATGCTCGGTCAGTACACTGTTGCTTGAGTACATATCATCTACAATGATAAGCGTAGGTCTGCTATTGAGGACGTTCTTGCCTCGCACTTGTTGACCACTACCTATACCATAGACAACGGTACCGTCTTGTGTGATAAACGCATTCTTACGCCAAAGCTTATCACCTTTACGTGTGGTCATTTCATCTACTTCAACTGCTTGAGGATGCTTATCACCGAAGATAGGTATAAGGTCAGTACGTGTCTCAACGACGGTCTTGAGGTTCGTGGTAAGGTTCTCTGCTGCACTTGCAGTTTCAGAGCACAACATTATAAATCTCTCACCAACCTTTATTTCGCAATTGGTACCGTTGAAATTTACAATGGAAGTGTAACCTTTGAGATAGATTTGATAGAGCGGAAATAGGAAGGAACTGACAGTAGTCTTTGCTGCTTCACGGTGAATGTTGATGTAGCACTGACGGTCAGTACGTCGAGTACGATCAGGATTGTACATCTCAAGTAATTGCTTGAGGATGTTATAGTGCATGATACTGAAAGGACTATCGAACACTTCCGGGAAGAATGTCCGTGCAAATACAAGCACCCCCAAATCTTGCCATCGTTCTGGAGGTGCTGTATTATCTAAGCATCGTATGAGAAGGTCTCTATGCTGTTCCGGTGTCATCATCTTCCACTGTAGAACGAGCATGTATAAGCAAGATGCTAATTAAGGATACAACGGTATCGAGAATCAAGAAGGCAAGTATAACGTCTAATTTGCTCATGATTGCACCTCTGCGATATTATCTTCAAGTGTAACTTGTTTGGTACCTCTGCCCTTTTTAGGTACCGTTGGTGTTTCCTCCTCAATTTCAGCAGGTTTGACAAGTGGAATGTAATTCACATACACCACCTTGGTAATGTCGAGATACTGCAACTCGTTAAAGTTATCTACTATCAGCACTTTTAACTGACCGGACGATGCTTCATGTGCCATGATAACATTCATCTCTTTATCCTCGGTGTAACGTCCTTCTCTAACGTAATGGACATTACCTGCATTCTTCATGTTGATTTTCACAACCAATTGACCAAATAACATAGCGGTACCCTTATTATTAATAATTACTCTTCGACATCTTTTTGTACTTTACGGACTTCTTCTGCTGCACTTACAGCACTCGACAAAGGAGCAGTTACCGGGAATGTGTTCATCAGGTTCTTTGTTACTGTCCATGCCTGATTTAGCTCACTGTCTTGTTCTAAATTAGTGATTTCTCCATCATCTACCAAATCCTTTGCTAATTGTAGTCCGTAAGTCATTACTCCGGTCATTGATTTCTGACCCATTCCCATACCCATACTACCGGAAACTCCATCGAGATTGGTCTTGACATTACCTTCCGCTTTTGTCTTACCATAATCAGATTTGTCATCATACTTCATTGCATCAATAGCAACATTCCAACCTGCATACAGTACAGCACTCACCGGATGAGCTTGCACCATATCATTGAGTAAGTTCGGTGCTACGAATGATGAGGTACCTGCGATGATACCTGCACCTATTGTACGGACAATGAGTCCATTGATAAGCCAAGCACGTATCTGTTTGCGTGGGTTTTTAACAATCATACCACCGGAGTTAAAGGTACCAATGTTTTGGGTACCAGTAGCATTCTTGGTAGCTTGGAATAGATTGTCACGAAGCACGAGTCCTTGCTGTTGGTAGTGTACTTTAGGAGCACCATACGCTTGGAATATCGTCAGACCTCTACCCCAACCCTTGAGCTGATACACAGGACGTTCGTAATTACCAAGCGTGAAGTTGGACAAGCTATTCAGTACTTCCGCTTGCTGATGAGGACGCAAGTAATCATATTCCGGAACAAAGTCATGTACATTATTCTCGTTAACGGTACCTGTTATACCCGCACTATGCACTTCACTCTTCTGTAATAAGGTACCCGCTGTTATTGCTGTCATACCTGCTACAAATGATACCATGTCACTACGGAATTGGTCTATGGTCTTTCCATCAATGAATACCTTTGCATTACCATCAACTATCCTGATAGTAGCATTGACGGACTCCAAGTCCTTCATCAGCTCTGCGGTAGCTGTAGTGGCAAGCTTGCGAATACCTTCCTGCATTTTAGCAGCAGCCGGTAAGGAAGCGGTAACGTCCTTCTCTATTTGCTCAAACTTTCTAACCATCTTTGGATCACTAAACATTCTCGCCAAAGCGGTACCCTTGAAACCTTCATGCTTTTTGACATAATCCATGCCTGATGCTTTTACCTGTTCCGTAAATGAACCTACCGCACCTGCCTTGATACGTCTTGATACGATGTTTGCTGTCATCTCTGACTGTTGGGTATCGAACGGACGCTTACTGAACATTCTCGAAGCAGACTGCAGCCCGGTATTACTATTCCAAATATCATTAATCAAACCACCAAAGTATGTTTTCTCGGTAGTTCGTGTAACTAAAGAAGAGGTACCAATGTAGTTTTGGAGTATAGGCATGCCAAGCTTAGACGCAAGTTTACCTGATGCTTTGAGTACAGCACCCATGTACTGACCGGCAAGCGTAAGGTCACCCGTAGCAGCAGCAAATGTACCTTTACCTATCGAGTACAGTGCAGCAGCAGCAAACCCAAGGGCAGCGTTCTGATGCAAGTACGTAGCTGCAACCTGCATAGACTCACCAAACGTTCGGTACCTACTGAATATGTTCTGACTTTCAGCATCAGCTACTTGGTAAGTATCCAATAGTCCTTTGCGTTGCTTGAATGTGTTTGTTTCTAATGGTTGAACATATTCTATATCTCCAAACTGTTGAATAGCGGTACCATTTTCTTCTATGGAATCTATCTCACCTTTACGAGTATGCTTCACCAGTGGCTTGCCTTTGACAAGCTTCATTACTGCAGTCTGCAGTTCAGTATTACGAGCAAACGTCCGTGCTTGAGCTTTCATGTCTTTGTCATTGGCAATAGCTGAGTTCATTTGCTGCACATTGTCAAGGTCAATCCACGTCACCTGCGTATGGCTACGGTCTAATGCCATGATGAAAGGTTTATTGCCGAGCTTATTGCCTTTGGTATCCACTACATCACGCATTACGGTACCCAAGTAGGATTGGTCTTTGAGTAATAATGGTTCACCAACATTGTCGAGCAATTGAATGTCAAAAATGGTACCGGGGTCAATGTTGTGGAATAGGTCACTGGTAACACCCATACGTCGAGCGTCCTTCTTCCATTCGTTCATGTCCTCGTTGACAGTACGCAATACTCCGCGTTTACCGCTTGTGTTCATCAAGTGAAGTATGTTCCTATGGGCAATGTCATTTGGGTCAGGGCTTTGAAGGTACAGTGTCGTTGTTACGTAATCCAGTATTTGGTGCATAAAGTCACCGGACTTGCTGTACTTGTCAAGCAAGCTCTCAATGCCTATGCTTACGTACTTGTCTTCACGGAGCACCTTGAGTATGTCAATGATACCAAAGTTCTCTTGGTCTTTGGATAACGAGATAGGTTCTTTCTTGTAGTAGTCACGCTCACCATTTTTACCCATTGCCTTTTCCAACTTAGCAATCTCTCGATTAAAGGTACCCTTAACATTCTTGATTTGTTTTGATAATTGGTACCGGGGAATAGGTGTGAGATAATCTTCATGCTTGTACAATGCTGCAGTAATGTTCTGCCATGCAGCATCATCCTCGGCATTGACCTTCACAAAGGTATCAAGTACCTCAAGCACGTTGCTGATTTGGTCGAGTCCTTCGATAGTACTCATGTCACGAACAATGTCCGTAAAGTCTGCGGTAGTCGTCCTACGTGCAATCTCATCGGTCATGTCCTTACCAACCTTGGCTACATAATCCTTCAAGTGCTGCGGAGCAATGTCCTTGTCGCGGTTCATTATCCAATCAATGTTAGCCATGAACTCTACTTGACTCATGGTAAGCTTGGTCTGTACCATCTTTGCCATTATCATACCGGAGATAGCACGTTTGATGTCGTCTTCACGTCCTTCCGATGCAATCTTCTGTACTTGAGTGTCAATACTCTCTTCTTTGGTACGAGATGTAGGTGTGATCATATACATATCCATCAACTCGTCAATGTAATTATGATGCACCTCCTGCGTAAGCGTAGGGTGATTCTCAAGCTTCGATGTAATATGAAGGTAGTTGTTGTTCATTACCTCGGCCGGTGGCTTGTCTATTTGAACCAAGGTACCTTTGCCGGGGTCTTCTTCATACCATACTTTTGTCTCAATGTCATGCAAGTACAGTTTGTCACCAACCTCCATTGCGTTATCTCGTGCTTTGCTATACGCTGCACCTTGTACGTACTCATTCTGTTGACTTTCAGCGTTCCACTGTGTTTTACCGGACGTTGCTTCGGTCAAAAATGCACGTCGTTTCTCGATGTCCGGTGTGTCACTATCATAGTTCTTACTGAATCGCACCTTGCTTCGTACTGCACCTGTTACATGACCAAGTTGTAAATCTTTGAGAGCAGTGTTAAAGGTACCACGTAGGTTTGTGTCAGACAGTTTGAAAGAGTGTTCAATCCCATTTACGGTAATGAATGCAGTAACATCATACGCACCACCGGTACCAGTAGCCGTAATTCTAAGGTTAAGTTCTGGTACCTCGCTAGACTCCAGAGCATCAACAAGTGCTCCGTAATCAGCAGGTGAATATTCGGTACCTTTGGTCAACACCTTCTTAATCGCACCCATGTCATTATCAAGTCTATTCACAAACCCGTCTATGTCGGACGATGCTGTTCTATGCGGCTCTACATAGTTAAACACACCCTTGGTACCATCTAATACTTGTTGATAGGTCAGTAGCTCCATATCGAGCTTATCGGACAATACCTTCTCGGTGGTACTGATACTACCATCAGCTTGGAATTCAAGTGCTACGCCCAAAGGTTGATTTGCTACCGCAGTCATTCTATCCTCACCTAAACGATGCGCTACGTTCGTTGCTGTATTAGCTTCCGTAGGTGTTACTTCGTCGAAGTGGAAGAAGTCTTTGATACCTTGCACCCAAGCTCTAATACCACCCGCTTTTTTGATAGCTTGACGACTATTCCGTAAACTACGGTCAAGCTGTGCCATTGCAGTAAGGAATCGCTTGTTGGACTCATCGGCGGTCATGTCACGTTCGCTTGCTGTTTTGTGATCTTGGTATAAGGTATGATGCAATGCTGCGAATACTTCGTCCAAACGTTCTGGCGTTACAAGCTCACCGTACTGCTCTTTGATGATTGCAGGTAGTTCATCTGCTGCACGTTGAATGTGCTGTGGATTACGTATGTCAACCTCACCGTTAAACGTGTCCTTCATCCATTGACCAATCTTGGATAGTGTAGGTTGCTTGATAGTTACCGCACCTGATGAACCTTCGTCTGCAAGGTACCGACTTTGACTACCGACCATGTACTGCACTTTGTCCGATAACTTCTCACCGGGCATACCTACAAGTGGTACCACACCATAAGCTTTGGCACCTGATATAACAGTCATTGGATCGGAAGTGATATTCTCGTTGTATTGTTTGTGGTTTAAGAAGGTACCAGTCGAACCTTTGTTTTTGGAAATCATTGTTGGTAGTTCAGACACAAGCGCAGTACCTACAAATATGTCAGCATTGGACACACCGCCTGTCATACGCTCGTAGTAATGACCTACATTGGCGAGGATAGCACCTACAAGGTACCCTGCTTCTGACGTACTGAGCGGTGATACACTCAAGCTAGCTTTTACTTCATCCCGGAATAACAACGCCTCCGAGGTACCTATTGCTTCAAGTTCTGATGCAAATGTTGGGTCTATAGTACCGTTGCGCTTTACCACGTCCTTGAGGTAGTATTCCTGCACACCCTTGATAGTCCGCACTTTAAAGAACAGACCGCTATTGTCGCTCGATATACTTACGATACCATTCTTACTTTTGAATATCTCCTTATTTGGAATTGGTACCCATGTTGACGTTTGGATTGCATAGAATAAATTGGTACCCATTGTTATTTTGGTCTCACTATTCTGCGGTGTTTTGTCTGCGTGGTTACTGTAGGCGTAGTTCTCGACGGTCATTGCCTTGATGTAGTTATTGTCATTGACCTGTCCGTCAATACTGAACTTGCTGATAACATGCCGCATAGCATAAGCAAACTTGTCGAGGATTGGCTTAATCTTCTCTACAAGTGGTTTGTTCTCATCCTGCAAATCATTGGTACCTTGGCTTACCATGTCATACAGCACAATAGGATTGACTTGTGCTTGCATTTTAGCACGTAACCCTACGAGCATTTTACTTGAGATTGATTCACCGTCGGTACCTACTTCTTTAAAGTGTTGCTCTACCTTGTCTATTTTGAAGTCCTCACCTGTCTTCTTACTCACACCACTAACGGTACCGTCTTTACCTTTCATTATGTCTTTTATTACCACACCGGAGGCAGTCGATGACCATTTGTTAAATGCAGCGATAGCAAACTTCCTCGATACGTCGTCAAGCTTAGACCATTCAATTAGCCCTTTCTTGGTATTTATACCTGCTATAACGGTACCATAAAGCAAGTCGTCAATATCAATGCCTTGAGGCATATACATATCAACGGCTCCGAGTTGCTTGACCAAGGAATAGTTACCCATTAAAAGAGGATCGTAAACTATAATCAACTCCATGAATGGGTCAGGAGTGTATCTCATAATAGCTTTGTCCTTATATCTTGCTGCACCGAGAAGTGGAATTGCCGGAGCTAAGTCCGAACCCTTCACAAATCTTCTGATAGTGTTTTGGAAAGCTTGAGATATTTCGTGTATCTTGTCAATAACGGTACCAATGTCACGGGTAGTGTTGAGCAAGTATTCAGCATGGTCAGGGTGCATCGGATTAATCGGTACCTTTATAGAGCGTGGATTAGTACCATCTCCAATGACAACATGTCTCAATGCTTCACTGATACCGTCTCTGTACTTGACGGCAGCTTCCATTACGGTGGATTGATTGTCAGCTTTCTTCTCACTTCCCTTGTGCATACCTAAAGCAGTAGTTTCATTATGCAACAAGTCAAAGTGATTGGTACCGTCTTCATCATGCCATTCCAAGCTATCAACAAAGATACCCATAGTATCACCGTCAAAGTCCTTGCCGGTTACTTGAAGGACGTACTCTCTGTTTGCCATGATCGTATTTGGTGTTTCAGTAAGTCCCATCAGTACGAACGGAGCAAACGAACTTACATCGTCTGCAGGTGTTACTTTAAGAAATACCTTAGAGCCAATGTCAAGCATAGGCAAACCACGTCTCCGAAGCTGTTTATTGAGCTTGTTGAATATGTCGCGGCTGATAGTTGCTCCATTGCTACCTTTGGCATAAGCACCTGTCGGGTCAAACTGGTCTGCGTATAACTTATTGAGTCTATCCCTTGTTACTTGATAAAGATTACCCATAATTACTTCTGCTTCTTCATACACTTCTTCATTGGAAAGTGTCATATCTGCACCAAGTCTCAAACCGAGGTCTTGCTTGTACTCTCTGTTATCATAACGGAATTTAGTCTTTATTAGATTCTCAAAGTCTGCTCGTGCTGTAATGTCCGGCATGGCAGTAGCAGTAGCACCGAGTCCCTTACCGTCGTATAAGTCCTTTACTCGTTGACCGAGCATTTGCAGTGCCAGCGGGCGCAAGTCTTCCCTTGATGTGTCTTTACCTTCATCCTTGGTACCCTTGTATTCTTGCTTATAGAACAACTCTCTAAATGCCAATAATCCCGGTACCAACTCTGGTCGTGCTAATCCATCTTTAGTTATACAAAGCTCTATTTTCTCACTCATCTCTCTTGATGATGCTACACCACTAAACTCACTTGCTTCCTTGCTTTTGATATAGTCCGCAAGCTCATATAAGAAGGTACCGGCATTCTTAAGCTGTTCGTTAGTGTATGCGGGTAGCTTTTGTTGTAGTCTATTTATGTGATTTTCTACCCTTTTTTTATAACTTTCATCTACTTCAAAGACTTCGTTAGTCGCTAAATTTATCGTAACCTTATCTCCGTAGCCCATACTGTCAACAACGTAAGTGTACTCAGCGCGATTTTTTTGATTCTGAACAGTAATCTTGAACTTACTGTCCTTAAACTTGGAAAAAGACAACATCTTTACATTGATTTCATTGCCTCCTGATTCAAATTCTAACTTGTAGCTTTTCCCGATTTTTACAGTACTCAAATTATTCAAAAGACTTAACTCTTCATTCAGAGATTCAATGTCTTGTTCGGTACCATCTTCACTAAAGCTACCCGGAGCATTCAACATCGCAACTACATCAGCATAACCACTCGTCAGGTTATTTGCAGCTTTGATGAGATTGTCTTCGTAAGCATTGATATGTTTGGCTACCTTACCCCAATACTTACCTCCACCATGTACTGACCTTGGCATCATATTTACGGAGATACCCGGAGATTGTGTCCGTGAATTAGCTCCACTCGTATTGACAAAGGAAATAGCATCTTCACCATGTAAAGGCATGTCAAGTACAGCAAAATTAGGTACCGCTCCACCATTGAGGATATTCATTTGAGCTTCAAGGTTGAGTGCAAGTGCTTTTTCCTTATCCAAGTCTATGGTACCGTCTAATTTCTTTACTCCGACTGCTTGACGTTTGTTATTGAATGCTACATCACCATCCATACCAAGACGATAGGTACCTTTGCCTTTCATGGTAGTTTGCATTGCAACACCGAACAACCCTTGACGCTTTAGTCCGTCAGCCATCGTAATCAAACGTTGGTACATAGGTAATAATTCGGGTACCTCGGCAACTATTTGTTTGATATAGTCAATATCAATAAAGTGTGTGTCACCCTTGTTCATTTGGGAGAACCCGTCCTTGGTTGTGGCAAGAGCAGTCTTTACATGACCTGCTTCTTTATTGCCTGAAAGTGCTTGCAATGCTTTGAAGTGTTCTTTGTGGAATACGAACAATGCACCGTCAGTGTTCTCTTTACCAAGCAGTGCTTTTAGCTCTTCGTCATCCTCGAATATGTCAGCATCGAGTACTGCAAACTTGATCGTCTTTACATCGTCAATAGTATGTATCGCATGAATATGTTCAAGGTCATTGTCCGTCTTGCTTGACCAATCATCATAACCCATACCAACGAGTGCATCAGCCCAACGTTTGAATGTTACGTAGCTACCACCTGTCAATAGTCCGTAATACTTCTCGTGTATCTTGGGTAGTCCTTTGATTGGATCAGTAAAGTACTGACTACCGGCAGGGTCAACGCTCCAATGGTACAGTGCATTGATTTGAGTGAGCAATTCCTTGTAATGTGCATCAAGCTTGTCCTTCGGGTTTTCCGGCTTTGTGCGGTAAGCGTAGGGCGTAATACGTTCATTGGTACCGACTCCTTTGTGCATGATGTTAAGTTTGTCTGCTATACCCGCGAACATGGGTACCAATTTCTCTTTGTTTTTGTCAAAATTAGCTTTGGCAATATCATACGAAACCATGGTACCGTCTTTTGTTTGGTACCCGTTATCTTTGACCGACAATCTTACAATATCCTTGAACTCTAATTGCTCGACCGGTACCTTTTCTACGTTTACTTTGTGGTGTAGCTTTACTGCGCTGAACACACGAGAAAGCTTATCGAATCTACTTCCGGTAATACCGTCATTCCACAGCTCATGACTGTCAAGTGCTTTCCACAGATTGCCATCATTGAGTTCCGTGAGACGTGCTACAGCAAACTTACCTCCTTCTTCCATTACATAGTCAACAGTATCTCGCATGTCAATAAGCATACCACCTTTATTGCCAATCTTGAGCATGTAGGTACCGTTCTGACGAAGCATAGCAAGTTCACCTTGGTATGCAATAGCTGTATCATCAACTGCATATCCTGACTTGAATGAGTACTTGCCATCAGCATTAACCTTAGTCTCGTGGATTTGCTTGAGGACTTTGGTTGTCATTTCCTGTAATGCCTTTTGCATCGTCGGAGCTTGTGCATACCCTGCTTCTGCTTTGTCCTTTACAAGTTGTGCTTTGAAGCGATTAAGTCCTGCTGCTACGTTACGGTGTTTCTTTACCTTGCCGTTCTCTGTACGTGTTTCCGTGATTGGAGTAGCAATAAACCGATAGACCTTCCTTTCGTCGTCTTCGTCAACTACAAGCTCCATTCTGATGTTATCAATCGGTTGCGAGTTCTGACGGTTCCTCCATATCGAACGTACTGCATCATCCCAAGAATCAAGTAGTTCGGGTTGCGTCTTTTCAACATCGGCACGTAATAATGCCATACCCTCAAGGTAAATCTTAGGGTCGCCATGCTTCGTAAGTTCTGTGATGTAGTTATCAGCTTGCTTGAGGTCATGCAGTCCTTTGACAGTCCGTATAATCTCAGCGGCAGTTTGGAATTCTTGGCTCAATCCGGTTATTGCAGTAATGTCACCATCAGCAACGGCGACAAGTTTGTCATTGGTACCCTCATAGATAGAGTCAATGTTAGCAACAGTATCAGAAGGTGTTTTAGACTGACGTTCTATGATACCGTTAGCAATTGCTCTGATTTGTTCCTGACCATTTAGCTCATTGTACTTTCTACCTTCGGGTACCTTTGCATTGCGTTCTAAGTTCTGGAGAACTGTCTCGTCAATCAGACTATTGATACTTTCGTCCTGACGTGCTTTTGTTTCCTCAATTACCTCACCCAAGAACTTGTTCGGATACTGCTCACGAGCAACCGCTTCCTGTATGATACGTGTCAGTAACATGTTCTCTTCGGTCAAGTCCTCCTGCTGTATCTTCTTGCCTGTTATCTGATGCAGCGTATTTATCATTGCACCGCTCTCTTCGGGTGTTACAGTGCTTGTCTCACCTTCTACCGGTACCTTTGACAATGCTTCGTAGTATGCTTCAAATGCTGTTCTATGTTGCTCTTGGGTGGTACCCTTTAATCTTGGTATCATTCTCGACATTACATCTATGAACTTATCCCAGAGCGTTCTAATGGTACCCTTCTTGACCTTGGTACCTTCGGGTGGTGTGTATGGTATCTGCTTCATAGCTTCTGCTATACCAAAGTTCTCGGTAAGACCTGTAAGGAATTCCTTCAAATGCCCGTTAGCAACGCCATTGTGAGCCGAAGTTGTTTCAGGTGATAAATGGTAACCCTTGACCTGATTCAGCTGCTCTGTAACGTCCGTAAAAGCATCGGCACCTAAATAGTCCGCAAGCATAGCATCAAGTTCGGGATGCGACACTACGGTATTGAGTATGTTCTGTAATTCATCAGCAAAACCATTGATATTATCATCAATAGCTTTGTTGCCGTAATTGTGCATCAGCTCATGCCGTATCAGTTGCGGAGTACGTTCGGGAGACACACCTTTTGCGTATGACAATGTTCGATTGCCTTTGCTATCCACACTATATTTCCCCGGTACCTCTTTACCACCGATTGCTACTACATCTCTAAGTTGTACTGGAGTGTCACCACCTTTACCTGCTGCATGCTTTGCAAGGAACGCATCGAACGGACTACCATCATTGAATGATTCAAGTAAACTGCCAAGGTCACGAGCTGTAGCTGTTTTAGGGTCAATGCCAAGCTCAGTAAACTTACTTTCGATAAAGCTTGCTGCTGATGGTTTCTCGACTATTTCCGTACCTAATTCAGTGGTACCGACCTTCTTGGTGAGTTTAGCTCTAAGTGCAACCTTTTCTTGGTATGCTTCTTCTTTAAGTCTATTCGATTCCTTCTCTGCTTTTGACAACTTATCATGCAGGAACAAAGCGGACTCGTTGGCTACTTTACGTGCATTATCACCTTCCGCTTTCGAAGTGTTGATTTGCTCTTGAATGAGTGCTCTCTTGGCTATGTTCAGCTTGTCCGGTAAGGATGTATTGATGTCTCTAAAGTAACTGTCCGTTTCTCTGTTCAGTGCTTTGATAATCAATTCGTTCATCGTGACTTGATCGGGACTATAAAGTCCGGTATCAATTTGCCTTTGGAGTTCTTGCACCTTACCTATCGTTGACATTGCCTTGTCATAGAGCTTGTCTTTTTCTCCAAAGCTTACGTTGATTCTATCTAAGAATTTAATATCATTGTTATCAAGGGTACCATTAGTCGATAGTTTTTCTCGTAAAGCATCTATAGCTTCAATATCTTTTTTGATCACTACAGACTGTTTTGGTTTCAAAAGGTCAGGAGTTTCACCGTACTTTACTAAGGCAGTATTCGGTACTTCGACAATCGGTTCCGGTACTTCTGTCCTTATCTCCTCAACAACATTCTTTACTTCTTGCTTGATTTGTTCAGGTGTAGCTTCACCTTTAGAGATACGATCAATAGCATCCTCGTACATAGCATTGAACTTTTCACGTTCAGCAGGTGTCCGTGCAACAGACTTGAACAAGTCCTTGATACCAAGTCCACCCATAGCAATGTCAATGACTGCTTGTCTATTCATGTACTCATTAGGGTCGAATACCTTTTCCCAGTGTCCGTCATTCATTGCTTGAGCAACCTTGGATTGCACAGGCTGAGTAGCCATTTGTCCAAAAAGGGTACCAATTCTTTTGTATGAATTAATCTTGTTTGCAATCTCCGTTGCTTCTAACCCTTTCCCGGTACCTTGTGCCACTGCTATTCTTTGCGCTACTCCACCAAACAACTTTGATAAACCAACATTCATTAATGCGAATATGGTACCTGTTTGTACACCTTCTTTTATGTCATCTACACTCATGTTCTCTGCATGTTGAGCAACGTGCTGTATAGCAAGCGTCGTAGCAAGGTGTGCAGCTTCCGATGCAGTTGCACTTGGTGGTAACATCATTCGAGCCATGAGCGTAGCTTTACGTCCTTCATTGGTACCGGCAACAAGCTCATCGAAGTTCTTACCAAGCTTACGTTCCTTCTCCAGTGTGTTCATCACTCTGTTTGCAAGTACAGTAGCATCGTCAAGGTTATCAGCAGTCTTACGCAGTGTAGCGGCATTCTTGACAAAGTTTGCAGTCTTGCCAAGTCCGGTGGATACCTTACCTGCAGCATTGAAGTCACCAAAGCCAATACCCATAGTAATCTCCGATACAGCTTGCACTACATCTCTCGCAGGACTGTCCGTAGCTTCTACGAGCTTTTGCTGCTGTTCGGTTGCTGCCATGTTTCGCATTGTACCGTGCAACTCACTTGCAGTAGGACTACGGTAGGTTTCACCTACAGTAAACAACCCAACGATGTTCTGCCAATCCGAACGGACTGCTTCACTGGTTGCTTCGGTAGCTTCCATTTGGTCTTTGATGTGATCAGGTATGATACTTGCCACACCACTTACGAATCTACCTGCTCTACTACCACCACGTTCTATAGTACCCTTTACTTCTTGTTGATGCTGATAACTATCTCCGAACATACCTGCTACAAAGGCACCTGCTTGACCGAGTGCGTCAAGGGTTACATTGCTTGCACCTTGAGTTAAATCCTGATTGATACGTCTTGCACTATCCCATGTAACCTCATCCTTTGGTACCACTACCCCCTTCATAAAAGGTTGACCGGTACCTTGTTTACCTTGCTCTACATTATTGGTTATTGGTACCTGTTCCTCTTTACCGCCTTTGGCTTTGTACTGACCGTCAAGTATTCCTAAATCAGATTTAGTCTGAATATATTTATCAAAAAAGTCACTGTATCTATTACGCAAGTCAGAATACTCATCACCCATAATGTCGTGAATAAGGTACCGACTGCCAAGTACACCGTCGAGCACATCCTGCTCCGTAATGTCCTTTTGGAGTTTACCGGACTTCTTTTCGTGGTCAACAATCGTCTTAAGCGTACTCCAAAAAGAAGCATCAAGTTGGTTCTTATTTGCATTTTGGTTAGGTATAACAACATTACCATCTTTATCGGTACCATAGGCATTTTGAGCAATAGAAGATACTTTATTATTGAAGTGATAGTACGCAATGTCCGTATCGAACTTGTGTGTATTGTCAATGTCTGTTTGGAGCTTTGTACGTTGTTCGTTGTAGGACTTGTCGAACTGTGCTTGCTGTTCAGGTGTAAGCTTTTGTTGGCGTACTTGTGCAGCACTCTCGTCAAGCTGTTTCATCGCTTCTTCTGATACCTGACGCTTCTTTAGGATTTGAGGTACATGTTCCTGTGCTTGTTCTTGCAAGGTGATGCCTACACGTTCCCTGTGAACACTGGATTGAAATAACGTTACTTTTGCGGAAGTCCCATCTGCATTAGTGATGTTCTTGACCGGTGGGGGAGTCTTTAATAGTTGGAATCCACTATTTGGGATATTGTTATCGGTACCAAGTTTTGGTGTTTCGAGAAATGGTTTAAAAGGGGTACCAAAAGCATCGGTTTGGGTTTGTTTGAGATTAGGCAAAGCAGGTTTATCAGGTACCATAGAAAAGGGTACCGTTGTAGGGTTTGATAAGCTTGGAGCGGAGGTAGAAGTCTTGGTTAAAGGAGCAACGTAGGTGTCCTTTGGTTCTTGCTGCTTGGTTACAGTTCGAGGTACACCTTGGTACCCTTGAAGCTGCTTCATGTTGTCAAGGTCTATTTCCTTGCGACGCATCTCAGCAAGTAGGGTGAGTTTACTTACCTTGTCATTGCCATCAACAACATTTTCTTCGGTGCTACTTTTGGTACCACCTTTAGGGAATAGCTTAGAATGGTAGCTGTTGCCTATGCCGTTCTTGTATTCGGTAAGTTGTTCGAGTTGTTTAGGTGTGTAACTGCCGGTCTTCTGTGCGGCTTTATGGAGGGATTCAAGTACACCTTCGATACCTTTTATAGATTGACCTGCATCATTTGCTCCGTCGGCGGGTAAACCAAGCGCAACTTGCTTGTCAACGCCCTTGTCTATGGTATCGTAGTACTTCTTGCGGAGTGCTAACCATTCATTGTACTTGGTATCCCAGTCTTTTTGAAGGAGAGGGTCATTGAACTCTGGTACTTTTTTTTTTGAGATTCAGAACCCCAATCGGAAGAATCTCCGAGGAAGCTATTGCCGAATGCTTCTGTAGTATTTCCGTACTTATTGCTCATGTTTATTTTAGAATAATGGATGTCTTGCAAGTCTTTCTGCGAACTTTGCAGGTAGCTTGCCTTTTAATGTAACAGAAAGCACTTGAGGAGTTTTGCCCATCTTCTTTTGAGCTTCTGCTTCTGTATTCAAATCTACTAAATCTCCGTTCTTACTTATTTCAGTAGCGTAATTTGCCGGTGCATACTCAGCCACTTCTTGGGTACCATAGAATACGCGGGGATTTCCTCTAATAATTCTTACCCTTAATTTTTCATCGTTTGTTGTTGGTGGTTTTGAAGCATAGTCCTTGAATTCTTTACTGTTCCTTCCGTACTTGGTAGCGTAACTTTCAAGGTCGTTATCATAATCATCAGGGCTCTCGCCTGCAAGACGAGCGACATAATCAAACCTACCATTACCCTTGCCTACGGAAGCATTAGCGTCACTGCCTTCATTGCTGTACAGTTGCATTGATTTAGGGTCTTTTACGAGTGCGCGATTAGCTGCTCCACCAGTAAAGTCTGCTGTTTTTCCATCTTCTGTTACGTTCACATCAAATGCTACGCCTGATGCAGACAGCAGTTTCTTTGTTTGAATTTTAGGTGTGTTATTACCAGCATTAGCGGAAGAGTTTCTGCTTTCGTCCTTGCCCTTACTTGTGGACATCGAACGATTAACACTACCCTGATTCAAGGTATCCATAATAACACTTTGACCTTGTTTGGTGAGTGCGTCATTGGTTGACTGCATAGTCCGCGCATTTTGTTCCATTAGCCCTTTGTATATACCCGGATTAGTGGTACCATATACTTGGCTGTTTAATGCCTCCATTGCGCTCGCTACAGCAAGGTCGCTCTGGTTCATGCCTAATTGGTCACGTACTTCAATATCGGACGTTGTAGTGACTTCTTGGAGGTTTTGATAATTGTTACTTACGGAATCAGTCATTGACATGTTCTCGCTTTTTGACTGACCACTCTTCAATGAAGTACCCGGAGATAAATTAGCAGCAGCAGCCATAAGCGGATTAAGTGGAATTAGGGTACCACTTAGCACTCCGGCAGTAACAGATGAAATTGGTGTTGGAGGTACCGGTGGTAAAGGTTGAACCAAGTTCGGGTATGTCGCTGGCTTAGTTGGAGCAGTAGTGCTTGTCAGTGTACCACCACCACGTAAAGTATTATGAGGTACCGCCATTGCAGCTTCGTCTTGAGCTTGTTTTGCAAGTGCAGCTTGCTCCGGCGCATAGTTCGCTTTTGATGTTACATTGGTACCGGTACCTGTTTTACCATAATTAGCTTTGCGAATATTATAAAGATTGGTCTCGTCCTTTGTAGCATTGTCACCGCTGAACGTGTACTGACCACCTTCTTCAATATTCACTTCGGTACCCTTGGTCAATCCTTTACCATCAGCCGCAAGGGATTGACGTATAACATTAGCAGCAATGTTCATTTGCTCCCGTGCTTTTGTTTTGCGCTTGGTTTCCTCGGACAACGCATTAAGCCCGAATGTCGGGTCTATTTGCTGTCCTGATTTAGTTTCGAAATGATTAAATTGTGGCATGGTACCTTAAACTGGTTATGTTACATCTTTCCCGTTTTTTACCTTCGTATTTTGCTCGGTTACTACTTGACGAAGCTGACCGAGTATTCCTGCACCACTTCCGGCACCTGCTATACCACCAAGTAAAGCATTGCCCAAAGTACTACCAAAGTTCTGTTTTTGTTGATGCAGTAAGTTGACTTGAGCTGCTTGTGCTCCGTAGTCCGCTGCATTCTGATTGAGGTCACGAGCACGTTGCTGTTCCATTTCTATTGCGTGCATGTTGTTCTGTGACCTTGCACCTGCAAATTGTCCTGCCGCTCCAATAGCTGCCGTGCTGTTAGCTACCGCACTGATACCCGGTGCTGCAATGTCACCACCTACGCCTTGATTGGCAAGCTGTGACTGACTTGAGTTCAATGCGTTCTGTACTGCCGCTCCTTGCTGTGTAGCAAGCGTTTGGTCGGTCATTCTACGGTTAGCTTCGGGGTCAACATTGGTAATGGTATCACGAGCCGATGTCAAGCGTTTCAATGCTTCGGTAGTAATAGGGTCTTCTACTCGTTTACTTTCCTCTCCACCGAACACTCCATTGAGAATACCACCTACAAGTCCTACTGCACCACCGATACCGGGAATGAGGTCAAGGAAGGTACTGCCTTCTTTCTTCATAGAAGAACGTGTGTCAGGTAAGTATGATGATGGAGCGGTAATCATTACATTGTAAAGTTAAGTTGAACATAAGCAGTCGTAGTATCACCAGTCAAAGAAGGTACCACGTTAAAATAGTATAGGTCTTGGTCAGCTAAACCTTTTTGCACACCTGCAAGGTACCCTTTGGCAATGAAGTTATCAGCAGCATTAGCCATCATGTTCGATAGATTGTCCGTAGTGGCTATACTGCCAATAGAGAAGGTTTCCACACCCAAAGCAGCTTTGGCTTTTAATGCGGTACTTATTGCGGCAGTGTTCGCTACTACCCAAGCTACACCAAGATCGAATGAATCATCAATCTTGGTCAGTAAGCCAGTAGCTCCATCGAAGTAATCAGTCTTTAAGCTCATATATTCCCTCTCGATAACGAATCCGCAGAGTTCATTGAACTTCTACGCTTTTCCATTTCACGTTTCTTTTTAAGCTTGTCTTCTGAATCTGTGTTTGAACCGTAAGCATCTTCTGCCTTAGCTTCATTGTCCTGACGTAATGCACGTACCCTTGCAGTTGAAGCAAGCCCCTCTGCTTGACGAGTGCTGTCAGCTATACGTACCTTTTCACGGTTCTTTTCCCAAAAGTCATCCTTAACAGTGACTCCCTTTTTTACCTTGTCTATGCCTTTTGGCTGTGCCATCACTTTTGCTCGGTAGGTGCTGAATCTTTACTGAATAAACCGATGATGAACACCGTTACGGACACGATTGATACTTGTACTTCCACGGGAAAGTCAAACCCAAAGTAACCTACAATCGTAGCTAAAAGCCCGACTGCTCCAGTGAGTGTTGTTCTCCAATCTTTCATGATTTTACCCTTTAATATTAAATAAAAACTTGGTACCGCATTTTTGATAAATATCGCTTTTCGTCTAAGTTCTTCGTAGAAAGTTAATTCTAAAAACTCTTTTGGTACCTCTCCTTGTTTGAGTAGTTCCTCGTCAAGCTTTATCAATGGTACCGGTTCTTGTTTGGGTACCACGAATACATGTTTTTCAAATGGATCAAGCGGTTCAACCTTTGAAATGTCCATTGTTACCTCCGCTTGTGGCTACCAGAATACCTACTTGCGTCTTTACTCCGTTGACCTCCTTGCCGAGTTCGTCTATACTTGCGTCAAGTAATCTATGCACGTTGTCGTGATTACGCAAGGTGTGATTGATGTTGACCAACTTCTCGTCCTGTACTTTGTAGTCTGACGTTAGCATATTGATTGCTTTCGTATTCTCGTTGACGGCAGTAGTAAGCCCTGTGATAAGATTACTCACCGATGTCTTTACCCACCATGCGATGAACCCTATCAAACCAGTTACGACAGCACCCGTAATGATTGTGTCCATGTTATTCCTCGATTAAGTCAGGATAGTTTTGTTTGAGCACTTCAACGGCTTCTTGTTCTGTAGCTACGCCCTCTTCAATGCCTTCGCTGATCGTGTGCTTACCTACCGAGCACTTGGTACCGTCACTCAAAAGAAACACCCAGTGATTATCGGTGTGATTTGTAGATTTTATCGTCATGATACCTTCCAAGCTATAATTTGTGAGTTTATACCGATAGTAGTGTTGGCTGCGTTGCTTGCATTTTGAGCGAATTGGAACTTAACATCACCCGCAGTGGAGCTGTTAACCACATTGCCAAATACAATATTGCTAACAGTGTTTGAATGCGCTGTTGTGCTACCGCCACCGGTAGTTAGGTCAACGTCTGCCGTGGTGAACGGATTCGAAGTGCTGACAATACGTCCCCTTGCAGTAGCCCCTGCCGGCACTGTAAAGGCATACTTAACTCCACCCGAACCATTAGCAGCGCACGAGAACGACATCATGAACGCCCATGTTTCATTTGCCCCAATGGCAAAGAAAAGATGGTCATCATCTTGCAGGGTTGTAGAACTTGCAACGCTTTCATTTGCTGTTTTGTATTTGGCTATTGTTGAACCACCACCACCACCACTCGCAGGTACACTGTACGCTCCGGTACCGTCAAGATACTTCGTAGCATCATTCGGTGCTTTAGGTGCGAATCCATGCTTGGTCGTGCTTACGTCGTTCGTCGTAATGTCAGACGTAGAAAGCAAAGCATCGGTAACTACAGCCCAAGTACTTACACCGCTGCCGTTGGTTTGTAAGAACTCATTTGCGTTACCGTCAGTAGTAGGCAAAGTAAACGTCCATGTACCTGCTGCCGCTGCCGCTCTAACACTTATCACACCACTCGTGGTACCATAAATGTTTAGACCACCCGGCACGATGTCCACTGTTTGAATCAGTGAAGCATTGTTAACCAAACGAAACTCTGCATAAGCTGTACGTGAAGCATCGGTAGCCGTAGTCCATGCAAGACCAAGGTATCCGAAGTTACGATCAGTGTTGCCATTAGAATCGCCGTAGAAATTAAGCTTGGCTCCGTACCCTGCTGCTGGTGTGCCTGACGTGCTTTTAGTATATAACGCAAAGTCTTCGATTACTGTGTTCGTGCTCGTAGTATAGACCGTAGATGTCGGTGACTGCCTGCTGATGAGATTGATCGCCGTAGAACCTGCACTATTGCCTATCGTAAGCGCAGACACTCCCGTTGGATTGATTGCAGTAGTACCTGTAATCGTCGTGGTACCGGTGGCTGTTAGCGATGTTACCGTTGGCGATGTGAGCGTCTTATTGGTAAGTGTTTGGGTACCAGTAAGCGTAACGTAGTCCGTCAGCGCACTAAAACCTAAATTGGCTCTACTAGTAGCCGCACTTAGCACATCGGAAAGATTGTTAGCTGCAAGTAATCCACCTGCACCACCACCACCACCACTATCCAATCCACCTACCTGAGTTGTTGTTCCTGCACCTGCCATAGTATTACGCTACATTAATGATTAAATATCCGGTACCCGCACCATCCCAAGACAAACGTAAATAATTACCACCATACGAACCTACACTCAAGTTCAAGCACTGCACCTGTTCGGTACCGCTATCTACAAGTGTAAGGGTTGCATCGGTAATGTCAGTCCACTGTAAACCTGAAATACTTTGTTGAGCTTTCAAGGTACCAACTGCATTTTTATAAATACACTCAACACTAATGGTACCACTCTTTTGCCAAGCAGGAGAGTCGGTATTTATAGGTTGTGTAGCAAAGTCAGCAGCGCAAAGGATTTTGTACCCCGTTGTGATACTGTCACCTTGCGTTACTGCCGTAGCTTTTACTATCGTGTACGCCGTACCGTCATTGGGTAAGCACTTTACATAAGTTGGTCTTGTCGGCATAATGGTACCTTATTCTATTGGAGGATTTACTGCCTCGTTTGATTGTTCCTGTTGTTTTGCTAATCGGTGTAGGTACCGTAAACATGATGTCATGTCTCTGTGCCATATACCGTCTTGTTTCTGTTGTTCTAAGAACGAACCGATTACCTGTACCGCTACGTCTGCCGTAATGGGTGTCGGTTGTTTTGCTGCTTCTGCTTCGTCCATTGCTATACTCCAATATAAGTGTAAACTGATTTACTGCAAAACTAATAAATATTATGGTGCAATCAAACCATGAGTCCTCATTCTTGCAAGTAAAGCATTTAATTGAGCAACTACATCACCTGCTCCGGTTGCATCTGCTACTGCTGCACCTTGCGCTCCGACGACTTTGGTACCACCTGAATAGAAGTCACCTGCATGCACATTACCGGTTGCAATGTCGCTCGTTGTTTCCAAGCCCCATAAGGTACCTTCCACATACAAGCCAACACTATTGGTACCAGAAGCCACAATAGAAGCAGCATAACCATTATTCTGAGAGTTAATTGCACGTAAGCCATAGCCCGTAGCGTCCGTAGACTGCCCGTAAAGTCCTGCGCCTCCATTACCCTGCGATTGCCCCCATACTCCAATGCCGTTGTCGGTAGAAGATACCCCTTTGACTCCTGCAAAATCCCCAAAGGAAGCAGAAGGCAAGCTGCATTCTCCATGCACTCCGTAAGAGTAGGCACTGATGCCTATAACGCCTACGCTGTTCGTACTGTTGGCATAGACCGCGTATCCGTTTGCAGACGTAGCGTACACACCTTCTCCTGCATTGCCTATGGCGTGGACTGCTGCACCGGATACCGATTCAGCAAGAAGAGCAGTGCCGAGGTTTGAATAAGCAACTACTCCGTACCCGGTACCTGTTGCTTCTCCAAAAATAGCTGTCTGGTTGTCGGTGTCTGCATATATTCCGTACACGTTACTTCCCGCAACTCCCAACACTCTGAGCGCGGTACCTGTTTCACCGGAGAAGCTTTTGATTTCAACCGCACCTTCGTTTGCAGAGTATGTATGGTTACTATCTCCCCTGTTCCGTAATCGGTCATTGGCTATCCACTCCTTTGCTGTACCCGTCGTGTGACGCAGTGTTTGATGTATGGTACCGTCAGGCAGGAAACCATCCCCGTAAGCTTCTACGGTTGTTTTAGAACCCACCTTGAGAATTCTAAACTTGATATTAGCAGTGACAAAGGTACCGGTATCAAGAAAGTCTATTTTGTTTGTATTTGAGTTTACATTTGCACCATTGTATTGCAAGGTGAGAGAATAGGTACCACCTTGGTTTTGTCGTGTAGGTTGAGCTTGTGCTGCACTCGTAGCAGGTTCGGCAGTACGATCACCTACCGTAACATTCTTCTTGATACGCTCGAACTCTCGCTGCTCTTGTGTGGTATGTCGTCTTGATGTTTCCATTTAATTCTATCCCCATCCTCTTCTAATGTACTCACTCATAAGTACGGTGACACTTCTGATAACAGCTACCTTGGAACTCTCAAAACTAAGCAGCATTCGACGGAACTTGGTATTGATAGGTGCAAGTAGCATTAAGGACTCTACCGGCTTGCCTTGGGCATCGCTTGGGGTACCACCTGTATAACGGTCATCACCTGCAAATGTAACTCTATCCCCGGTACCTTCAACGTTCGGTGTTTGCATGACAGAACAGAAAGGATTGAGACCACCCTTGGTTGTCATGTTCAAAGCTACAAGGTCAATCTTATTCTCGCCTTGACTATCAAGCCATGAACTGCTTCTCATGTTGATGTACAACTTGGGGT